ATGAACGATAAAGTCATTAACGAAATCAAACTGATCAGTTTCTTTCAGTCGCTTCCGGACGAATTGCTCGGAAAAGCAATTGCAAATCTGGATGCAAACAGACATTACAGGCGGGGTCTCTCAAAAATAAAAAATAATGCAGAAAAAGTAAGTATGATTATGAGAGAGCCGGCTCTGAGAAAGAGCATGACATATAATGTTTATGATTTGGTTAAAGAACAAATTCCGCTTTCGATTGAAAACGCAGATTATGACACTATTATAAGCTCGATAAACGAGGAAAATAAAAATTTGTATTGCATTTTCTTTTTCAGATGGTGCTATGAATATGATGAAAACGGAGAAAGCAATGATAGATATTTCGGGCAATTCGTTAATTCGGAATTACCCGATGTTTCGCCGGACAAAATTCCGATGAAGCATTTCGTACTCAATAAAAACCCGTTAAAGAACAATATGCCTGAAAGCACGACTGCCGATAAAAATGAATCCGTAAGCGAAGTGCTTTCCGAAAATGAAGATAATGTATATATACAAACAAATAAAACCGCCGATGCCGACGCCGATGCCGATAAAACTGAGCTTGGCGATGATGTATCTGCCGATAAAACGGACAAAGCTAATGAAGATGCGGTAAACCGGAAGGAAAATACAATGGTACTGATAGGTCATATAGAAAAAAGGAATACTTTTTATAACTTTTTCCCCCAGTTTGAACTGAAAGACGGAAAAATAGAAGAAATCTCGCCTGCTGCATTAAGGCGTAATTATCCGGATATCGGCGGAATCAATCTGTCTATATCCTACTCTGACAGCACAGCTAAGTATTTTCAGGACAAGAAGATCGATAACGATGACGACACTGTCATAACTAATGCTTATATCGTAAAAATAGACAGCTATTATCTTGATGACAATAACAACGATATATATAAAGTCAAGCTTAATTTATCAAGAATCGTGCATGACGGCATAGCGCTTGACAAAATTATCATTCCTGCTTGCAAAAACGATATATATAAAGTGGTTAATTGCGAATATACCAATAAACCGTTGGTTGAAATGATGGACGGGAACGTGACGCTGACTAATACTAATATTGCCGAAAACGAAAATGTGGTTATGCTCTACAACGGAAAATACTATGGTCCTTACAAAGCAAAACGCAGAATAGGTGACGGTAAATACTACATAAAGCCCGATATTACCAATTACCTTGTTCCTTTTTATCCGAACGAGCAAGTTCAGTGTTTTGAGCTTGAAAAGCAGTCGTATTATGATGATCCGACAGAGACACAGTTTATATATGCGACAGGTTCCCGGCAACAGGCTGACATTATTCCGGACGAGGTCCTGCTGAAAAGTGTATCTGAGAATATTTCATTGGAATCAGCAACCGAAAGCCCGGACGAATTTATCAACAGCTATATGAATATGCCTTTTGTATCCACACTTCCTGACAGCGTTGCACAGGAAAGACTGGAAAGGTTGCAAAGGATCATTTCTGACACAGAGGCTTTTTCTGATATAAAGCAGGAGCTGTTGAGCAGTTTGCTGAAATCACTTCCGGATACGGCAAGCAATCTGTCTAATCAGATGGCTACGGAATCGCAGGAATATAAGGATCTTCAATCTCAGTATCTGGATGAAAGAAACAAGAACGAAGAAAACGAAAAGCTGATCCAGAAGCTGAGAAAGGATAATCAGGAAAAGGAACAGAAAATAACCGAGCTTGACAGCGGTGATTTTAAAATTTCGTCCGACGAAGCCGAAAAGCTGAAGGAGGAATTGAATGAATATAAAAGAATGGTTACAGATATAACCGAAGCCGAACAAAAAATCAAGAAATTGCGAGATGAACAGTCAACTCTTGAAACGAATAATGAATATCTGAGAAAGAAGTCACTGGAATATAATGACGAACTGCTTTCAGCGCAGGATAAAGTCAGCAATGCGATTAAAACAGGTATAGAAAATGTTGCATCAAGAGCATTTGATCCGTTTTTATCAAACAGAATGATGAGAGAAGCCGCATCGTGGGACGCAAAAGAAGAAAAAGATATTTATGCGTTACGTTCGAACGAATTATCGAAAGTACAGCCGTCATCGTTATACGGTGATGATCTGATCGATTATATTGTTGATTATGTAAGTGCCAAAAGGGATTACAGCCGAAACGATATAATTAATATTTTCACATGTGTTACGCAGAATTTCCTCACCGTTTTTTCCGGAGAACCCGGAACAGGCAAAACGTCTATGTGCAATATAATAGGTGATATACTTGGTCTGAATCAGTTTGGTAAGGATATAAACAGATTCGTTTCGGTTTCGGTAGAAAGAGGCTGGTCTTCGAAACGTGATTTTATAGGATACTACAATCCGCTTACAAAAAAGTATGATAAAAACAACAGTAAGGTTTTTGACGCTCTGCAGACGTTGGATCTCGAAAGAGATAATTCACAATACCCATATCTCATTACCCTGGATGAAGCAAACCTCAGCCAGATGGAATACTACTGGTCTGATTTCATGCGCCTTGCAGACAGGACATCCGAGCTTGATTCATATATCAACATAGGCACTGAAAACGACCTTTTTGTTCCCAGAACATTACGCTTTCTGGCAACTATCAATACCGATCAGACGACAGAATCGCTTTCGCCCAGACTTATTGACAGAGCGTGTATAATAAAGCTGCCTGAAGCAAAGCTGAAAAAGAACACAAACACAGATATGCCGGGTGAGCATATAACCTGGGATGCATTATATAACGCATTTGCAAAGGACGATGAACTCAGCACTTCGACTGAAACCGCTCTTGAAAGCATATATGGCACATTTAAAACGTTCGGTATGAGTGTAAGTCCGAGAATAATGCTCAGCATAGAACAATACATCAAGACAGCCCAGAGTCTTATGACAGGCGGCGATAACGCACTGGCCAGAGAGATTGCAATAGATTATGCGGTTGTTCAGAAATTACTTCCGAAAATCAACGGATATTATTCTGACTATGAGCAATTCTTCAAATCGATCAAACAGCTTTGTGAAAAATATAATCTCAATAAGACATCATCCGCAATAGAGAAAATAGAAGAAGCGCAAGGTCACAATATGGGATACTGCCAGTATCTTATATGAGGTATGATTCATATGGACAGTATTGAAATCACTCTTATCACAGAAGAGCACGGTTCTGTGATTATCCCTTTGTATCTCGGTGAAGAAGAAACATTTTCGGGTGGTGATTGCGTATTTAATGATGAAGTTTACACGTTTTCGATTTCTTCGGGATACGGTTTTCCGACAAAACTTTTTGTCAATGAGGATTGTTTTGAAACAGAAATATATAAAATGACATCGAATACGTTTTCGTTTCGTCCTTTGTTGAAAAGTCAGAAGAATTCGCTTTTTCGTGAATGCTTCGGTACGGTATGCATTAAATTAGAGATACAAGGCAGGATATACAGCTCAAAAAGCATAGCTGTCATGGTTACTGACACTTTGAAGGGCAGAAGTATGCTTAAAATGGTTGAATATATTTCTGAGAACAGTCGTGGCTTTCTTTACAATGAAACCGAATATGCATCGCTCGGTGACGAATTTACACATTACAATAATATTTCAATGGCCACAAAAATTCAATTATTGAACGAGATCAGGGATATATACAGACAATCGTACAGATACCTTCAGAACAATCCGTATACCAAGCTGCGTAAAGAAGAAAAAATTGTGCCGTTTGCAAAAGTTACTTCATTCAATCCTTGCACGGTGCAATACATCGCCACTCATACAGACGAGCTGGATGCAGTAAATTATAATACAGGAATACAATTCAACAAGCAATTTTATCAGCCTGTTCGCACCAAAGCAGTGTTAAACGTTTATTCGTATGATACATATGAAAACAGTGTTTTGCTTGGATTTCTTCAGACAATTGTAATTGATATTTCGAAAACCGTAGATCTGCTCAAGAAGAAATATACTGTCAAGAATAAGTCTGCAGCGCCTGTAGGGTATATTGATTCTATGTACGAAATCTACCACAGTACCATAAAAGTAATAGCGCACTATATAGATACGCTTGTGGAATTGAAAGATGAATATCAGAAACTGTATTTATATTATGTTCGTCTGTTTGATTTTAAAGCGTCACCTGTTAACGCCACACCTGTATTCACCCCGGTTTTTCGCTCGGTGAATGCTTACAGACAACTGTATCGGGTAATCCATAAATGGTTTACCTGCAACAGTTCTGAATTCAGTCATGAAGATCTTGTGCTCAGCTTTATTTCTTCAAGCAAGATTTATGAGTATTACTGCCTTGTCAAGATGTTGACGTATATAAAATCGGCTTACGATTTCAAAATACAGAATTCATACAATGCTCATTACATGACAAAGAGCAAATTCAATTTAAACACAAAATACAACAATACATTTGTTTTTCAGAATAATGAAATACGACTGACCGTTTATTTTCAGCCTGTTATCAGCGGAAATGATTTAGCGGAAAATGAGATAGGCTTGTTCCGGAACACTTCTACAACTGTTAAAAACGATACGGCCGACAAAGGTTATATCTATACTCCGGATTATATTATAAAAACAGAAAGCAAAGGTATATCGCAATATCTGATACTGGATGCTAAATTCAGTACGACGGATATAATCAGACGGCAACAGCTTCAGGAACTGGTGTATAAATATTTGTTTTCTATCAGTACGCTCAATTCCAAAGATATTGTCAGGGGGCTATATATTATTTGCGGAAAATCAGATTCAGCCGACAGCGACAGCACTGTTCACGATCTTGCCAAAAATATCGGCATTAAAATTGAACCGTTTGCGGAAATCATCACAATGTCGGGAAATGACACAACGGATTATTATGCTCCTTCAAAAATTCTTGAAAGTATAATCAACGGGTGAAAAAGAAGCGGAAAAGTCAGTTTCATAAGTATATCCGAGATTTTTCTCGAGTGTTGTAATTATATAACGGTTATAGAGCGAAAGCTCCCTTATGCGAAAAAATCGCATAAGGGAGCTTTTTTGTTATGCTTATTCGCCGTTGTAAAGCTCGTAGTAGGTCAGGGCATCTTTCATAAAATGCTCGGTCACGTTGAAGTGATCGGCTAATTGCCAAAGCTCTGTAAGGCCGCTTCTGATCGCTTTTATAAGCGTTCTTCTGGTGAACGTGTGGGTCACAGCCCACGCTGTAGCACGGTGTTCACATCTGCCACGGGGGATGACGGGGCAGGTTGCGTCATAGAAGGCACCGGTCATGCAGTGTCCGAGCTCGTGAACGGTTTTTTCTTTTCGGTCGGCTATACTTTTCACTTTATGAGGGTCTATGGCGATAATGCACATACCATCGGTGCATTGGCTCATAGCGCCCTGTTTGCCCTTCATACGCATATCTACAATAAGTATATCGTTATCCTGTGCGGTTTTTATAAGCTGTTCCAATTATCATTGCCCTCCCTTCAGAGCATTGCATCGGTTTACTTCTTTCCGTCCTTTTCTTTGCTGCGGCGAAGCTCAAGCTGGAGCATAGCAAGACGTTTTACATCGTCGAGTACATCGTCGTCTATTTCGGTTTCACCGAAAAGTGCGAATTTAAGGCGAGGGTCGGATACTCTTGCGGTATCGCCGCTCATAAGAAGTGTGTCTGTGTCTGTACCGAAATATTCGGCTATTTTCAATAACGTGGCGAACGGCGGCTCACGCTTTCCTGTTTCGTAAAGGCTGTATGCCTGCTTGGTCACGCCGAGATATTCGGCTACCTGCGCCTGCGACGCACCTTTTGCTTTACGAAGCTGTTTTATCCTTTCGGAAAATGCGCCTGAAACTGTGCCGGAGTTTTTGCTCATTTAAGGTTCATCCTTTCGTATTGACGTTCTGTTGTCTGAGATAATTATAACAACATTGTGTTGAATTGTCAATAAAAGAAACAAAGTGTTGTCAAAGATTGTTGCAGTTCAACGAAAATGAAGAATTTACGCTACAAACAGTTGACAAATGACCTTGCGTGTGCTATCATTATGACAACGGAAAGTTGCAGCAGCTTTCACGGTTATCATTTTTGATACGTTTGATAATTCCTTTAAAGGCTATTATAGCGTATTTTGTGTACTAAAAAACGTACACGATTTCGAAAATGAAGAAAAAATCAGAAAAACGGAGGGGATATATGTACAGATGTTTAAGATGCGGAGGAACGTATGACAGCAATGAGTTGACGCGGACGCTTCAGTACCGTGGAGAATATCAGGGAACGGCTGCATATGAAACCGAGCGGAGCTGTCCTGACTGCGGGTACGATGTGGAGTATTGCGGAGAGTGGAGCGACGACGGGTACGATTATGACGAACTGTTATAATCAAGGCGAAAACGGTCAGGAAGGGGGTGAATATACACGGAAAGAAGAAGGGGCATAGAAATCACGCAGGAAATTCTTGATAAAATCAGTCACTGTATCGAGCTTGGGTACAGCGATGTGCAGACGGCAGAATTGCTCGGCATACATCGCACAACGCTGAGAAACTGGAAGCTGACGCACGATGAAATAAGGAGATTATATCAAAGTGACGGACAAGACGGCGACGAGGAGAGAAAAAAGCAGGTCGAGGAGGCATTGCTGAAGCGTGCGATAGGATACACGCAGACGGAAATCACAAGGCAGGTCGGAAAGGACGGGAAGCTGGGAGTTGTCAAAACGGTTGAAAAGCAGGTGATGCCAAGCACAACGGCGCAGATCTTCTGGCTGAAGAACAGATGCGGTTATGAGTGGGACGGCGGCGTGGTTGACGATGAGGAAAACGAAGGAGGAGTTGTGGTGATACCCGAGGCGAGAACAGAGAATGAGGGTGAGTTCTGATGAGGGGGATGGGGGCTTGAGAGGGTTGTGGGGATGGCAGATGTGTGGGGATGTTGGGAAGTTGGAATGTTGGGCAGGTGGGGATGGCGGTAGATTTACAGAAAAACGGGAGGTGTTGCTGAGATGAAAGATAACGATGTAAAAGGCGGAAGGAGGGTGGTATGGTCGCCGCAGGAACGGCAGGCGGAGTTTATGCAAAGGGGAGAGTATGAGGCTTTGTACGGGGGTGCCGCCGGCGGAGGTAAGTCTGACGCACTTTTAGCGGAGGCGCTCAGGCAGGCGGATAAGGCTTGCTACAGGGGGATAATTTTCAGAAAAACGTATCCGCAGCTGACGGAGCTTGAGGACAGGTCGCAGACGCTTTATAAAGGTGCATATCCTGCGGCGAGGTACAACAAGACCAAGCACTGCTGGAGCTTTCCGTCCGGGGCTAAAATCTATTTCGGGGCGATGCAGCATAAGAAAGACAGGCTTAACTATCAGGGCAAGCATTATGACTTTGTGGGGTTCGATGAACTGACGCAGTTTTCCTTTGACGAATACAGTTATATGTTTTCGAGAAACAGGCCGGGCGGAAAAGGCACGAGGGTGTATATCAGGGCTACGGCGAATCCGGGCGGACCGGGTCATTCGTGGGTAAAGCAAAGGTTTATAACGGCGGGAGAGCCGATGAAACCTATAATAGAAGAACATAAGGTGAAAAAGCCCGACGGGGCGGAGATAATCATAAGAAAATCGAGAGTGTTCATCCCGGCGAGTGTGTTTGACAATAAGGAGCTGTTGCGAAATGACCCTGAATATCTTGCGAGCCTGTCTATGCTTCCGACCGCCGAGAGAAAGGCGCTTCTGTACGGGGATTGGAACAGCTTTACGGGGCAGGTTTTCACCGAATGGAGAGATGACCCGGAGCATTATTGCGACAGAAGATGGACGCACGTCATAGCGCCGTTTGAGATACCTCGCCACTGGGAGATAGTGAGGGGATTTGATTTCGGGTATACAAGGCCGTTTTCGGTAGGGTGGTATGCGGTGGATACCAAAGGGTGCATCTACAGGATAAGGGAATACTACGGCTGTACGGATAAGGCAAATGAGGGCATAAGGCTTGAGCCGTCGGTAATTGCCGAGAATATCAGAAAAATAGAGCGTGACGATCCGAATATAAGAGGGAGAAATGTGTACGGGGTCGCAGATCCTTCAATATTCGATAAAAGCCGTGGAGAAAGCGTCGCCGACCTTATGGCACGGTCGCCTAACTTTATAATCTGGTCGCCGGGGGATAACGCAAGAATATCGGGTAAGATGCAGTACCACAACAGGCTGGCGTTCAACAGTGACGGGGAGGCGATGTTCTATTGCTTCAACACCTGCAGAGAGTTTATCAGGACTATTCCTGCGCTTATGTATGACGAAAAGAATGTGGAGGATATTGACACAACGATGGAGGATCACATATATGACGAATGCAGGTATGTCCTTATGGAGCATCCTATCGCCGCACCGGTAAAGCGTGGTGAGGTTCCTGCAGGTGACGATCCTCTCGAACAGAGAAAGCCCGAAAGGGCGGAATCGTTCTATATGATGTGATTATGAAAGGAGAAATATGAAGAAAATCGATAAGGAGCAGGTGCGCAAGGCAAGGCAGACGCTTGCAAAGTATAAGGAGGGGAAGGCGGTACTCGACAAGAGAATCGTGTCAAACGAGCAGTGGTGGAAATTAAGACACTGGGGCGAAATAGGCTATGACAAGGACGATACAAGGCCTATGCCGGCATCGGCGTGGCTGTTCAACTCATTGGCAAATAAGCACGCAGACGCTATGGACAATATACCTGAGCCTGCGGTGCTTCCGAGAGAAAAAAGCGACGAGGAGGTCGCAAAGCAGTTATCGCTGATACTTCCTGCGATACTTGAACGCTGTGGTTACGAAAAGCTGTACAGCGACGGCTGGTGGTACAAGCTCAAGAACGGCAGTATGTGTACGGCTGTTGTATGGGACCCTGACGCTGACGGCGGTATGGGGGATATAGCGATAAGAAACGCAGATATTCTGAATCTGTTCTGGGAGCCGGGTATAAAGGATATTGAGGAGAGCGCAAACCTTTTCTATGTGACGCTTGTTGACCGTGAGCGGCTGAATCAGATGTACCCTGAGCTTTGCGGGGAAGATACCGAAAGCGTTGCGGGCGGTACTGAAAACGTGGAAAAGTACAAAACGGAGGATAAGACGGACGACAGTGCGAAGGTCGAAGTCGTCGACTGGTACTACAAGAAAACGATAAACGGCAGGAAACAGCTCTGCTACTGTAAATTCTGCGGCGACAGGGTGATATATTCGAGTGAGGACGATGAAAGCTGTGCCGACGGATTCTATAAACACAGCCGTTATCCCTTTGTTATTGATACGCTGTTTGTGCAGGAGGGAACTCCGTGCGGATTCGGCTACATAGATGTTATGCGTGATGCACAGATGTATATAGATAAGCTGTCGCAGGTCGTTCTTGAGCATACGGTGATGATGAGCAGAAAGAGATATTTTATCCGACAGAACAGTGCGGTGAACGAAGCCGAATTTGCCGACTTAAAAAACAGATTCGTTCACGTTGCGGGAAATCTCGGTGAAGAGGATATAAGGGAAATTAAGGCAGAGCCGCTGGACAGCTCGGTGATGAATGCACTGAGTTTTAAAATAGATGAACTGAAGGAAACGAGCGGAAACAGGGATTTTTCTCAGGGGTCGGTTTCAAACGGCGTTACGGCGGCAAGCGCCATTGCGGCTTTACAGGAGGCAGGAAGCAAGCTGTCGAGGGATATGATAAAGGGAACGTATTTTGCGTTCCAGCAGGTGTGCTATCTTATAATAGAACTGATAAGGCAGTTTTATGATACGCCGAGGAGCTTCAGGATAACCGGGGGATATGACGCTTTTGACAACTCTGCCATAAAGGAGCAGAGCAGTGAGCTTTTCGGGGTGCAGCTTGGGACGAAGAAGCCTGTCTTTGATATAGTATGTACGGCATCGAAGAAATCGCCGTTTTCCAAAGCTTCGCAGAATGAACTTGCAAAGCAGCTTTTTCAACTGGGATTTTTCAATCCGGAAACGGCGGTGCAGGCACTGGGCTGTCTTGCAATGATGGACTTTGAGGGAAAAGAAGAAATTGAGCGTGTGATAAGGGATAACGCAGGAATGAACGAGGTGAAGATATGACAAGAGTAAGAATAGACAAGTCGGGTCTTGGCAGGGATATTTATATCACGGGACACTGTGCGAACGAAAACAGCGGGTCGGCAGAGGCTACGCTTGTATGTGCGGCAATGACAACGCTTGCGCAGACGATAGCGCAGAATGTTTTTGACAGTGAGGACACGGGGGATACCGATATTATTGACGTTACGCTGAGAAGCGGTCAGGCGGTCATAAGCTATGTGACGGACGATGACGGGCTGAACACGGCGGTTGACGGGATATGCAAGGGGTTTGATATGCTGGAGGAAAACTATCCGGAATATGTATCCTGCTACAGAAGTGAGAGGTAAATATGGAAGCGACAGAGAATGTGCAGGCGACAGATAACGGTATAGAAAACGCTGAAACAAGCGAAGAAGTAAAGGTACAAAAGAGTGAAGAAAGCCTGAGCGAAAACAATAAACCTGATGAAGCCGAAAAAGAACAAAACGAGGATAAGGCGGAGCTTTTCAGGCAGGCGGTGCTTAAGTCAAAGCGTGAGAGGGCGGCAAGGGCAGAACGGATATTAGGCCTTGTGGCACAGTTTTGCGGAGCGGATAAATGCGACTATGACGGAATAGAAAATGCGGTATCCGAGAGGAACTTCGAGCGGTGCAGAAGAAACGATATGGAGTACAGGCTGGAGCGGTGGCAAAAGGAAAGCGAGGAGGTAAAGCAGACATATCCTCAGTTTGACCTTGCGAAAGAAATGAGTGACAGAAGATTCTTTTCGCTGTGCTATAAGGGCGTGGGGCTTGAGGAGGCTTATCTTATCGTGCATAAGGACGAACTTTTTACCGCCGCAATGGAATATGCGGCATCTGAACTTATGAGAAGCGGTGCGTTCTGTAAAAGCGACAGAATGAAGGAGGGTGCGCTGTCACCTGCGGGAGAGGTTACGAAAAGCGAGAAAAGCCTGTCTAAAAATGAGCGGAAGGAGCTTATCAGACGGACGGAGAGAGGGGAAAGAGTGGTGCTTTAATCGTTTATGAATGATGAAGAAGGGGGTGAAATATGAATATTGCAACGGGAGGGCAGGCGGGAAATTAAAAAAGCCGCAGCCGCACGGGGAAAAGTTTTGCGGCAGGAATAAACGATAAGAAAAAACGATAAGAAAATTGAAAGATGACGGTATCAGCCGTCGGGAAAGGAAATCTATATGAAGAAAAGAGAAGTTAAATTAAATCTGTTCGATGTACAGACAACAGGACAGGCAAGTCTGTCCGCCGAGATGAAAACGTTCTATGAGAACACGCTGATAGATATGGCGGAGCCTAAGCTGGTGCATGACCGCTTTGCAGACAAATATCCGATACCCAAGAATAACGGCAAGACGATAGAACTGAGAAAGTACAGCTCGCTTGCAAAGGCGACAACACCGCTTGTCGAGGGCGTTACACCTGCGGGAAATATGCTGTCGGTAACAGCTAAGACGGCAACGGTGAATCAGTACGGCGACTATATCAAGCTGTCGGATATGCTGGAACTTACCGCAATAGACAACAATGTAGTGCAGTCAACAAAGCTGCTCGGCAGTCAGTCGGGAAGAACGCTTGACACGATAACAAGAGAGATAGTTAACGCAGGAACGAATGTTATATATGCCTGCGGTAAGGACGGGGGCGAGGTGCTGTCAAGAGATGAACTGAGCAAGGACTGCGTTTTATCGGTGGATACGGTATTCCGTGCCGCCGCACAGCTTGAGAGCATGAATGCAGACGGAATAGACGGGGAGAGCTATGTTGCGATAATACACCCTTATGCCGCATATGACCTTATGAGAAGTGCAGAGTGGGTCGATGTGCATAAGTATGCCGACCCTGAAAGCATATTCAAGGGTGAGATAGGCTCGCTCGGCAATGTGAGATTTGTAAAAAGCACGGAGGCAAAGATATTTGCCGATGAAAGCTGTCCGCAGTTCTATCAGCTGACCTCCGACGCAAATTTCCTTGAGGGAAAGGACTATTATACGAAGTCGGGCGACAGCTATCAGAAGGCAAGCGTTTCGGCAGGCGGTCAGGTCACAGCCTCAACGTATTATGAGAAGAAGGCGCTTGCGGTGTTCTCTACTCTGGTTATAGGAGCGCACGCTTATGCGGTGACGGACGTTGCCGGCGGCGGTCTTCAGCACATAGTAAAGCAGCTCGGCTACGGCGACGATCCTCTGAACCAGAGAGCAAGCGTGGGCTGGAAGGCGGTACGCACAGCCGAGATACTTACGGACGAGTATATGGTGAGAATAGAAAGCTGTTCTCCTGTTTATTCGGAAAAGACGAGCGCAAATTAAAGCCGGTAAAGGAAAACCGGAATAAGCGGCACAGGGTCACTGCAGGGTATGGTGACAGCAACGGCAGTGCGGGAGGGTAAGGGGAATAATATTGCAAAGGAGAAATATATGAAAGAAAATTTAACTGAGCTTGTGGCGGTAAGGCTGTTCAAGGACAACGACAAGTACAACTCGGATGTGTTTGTATCGGTGAACTGCAACAATTATCTTATACGCAGAGGTGAAACGGTGATGGTGCCGTTGTTCATAAAAAAGGAACTGGACAGAGCAGAGCTTCAGAGAAAGAGAGCGGAATACTACCGTGATGAAGGCTGGAAGCAGTCGCTGATAGTGCAGGAGGGTAAGTGATGACGGTAAAGGAAGTCATTGAAACGGTTGACGCACTGCGACCGAACGAGATTGCCGCAGAGGACAAGAGAAAGTGGCTTTATGAGCTTGAAAGCAGGATATATGAGGATCTGTATGTTACGCACGAGCATGAGGGAATCGGGTTTACCGATACGGAAAAGATACTGAGCGACGGCGCAACGGAGCTATTTATAAAGGCTCCGCACGATGAGATATATATTCTTTATCTTTGCTCGCTTATAGATTTTTACCATGCGGAGTATGAGAGATATGCCAATGACAATGCTCTGTTTGACGCTTTGTATGAAAGCTGCTGCCGTTTCTGGAACAGCAGGCATATTTCGTGCGTGAGAACCGAAATCACGGGATAGGAGGAAGAACTTGGCGGTAAGAGAAATAACGGGTGGTACGGAAAGTGCCGTAAAGTTCGGCGGTATCGATCGCTCGAACGGTACGCCGCTTGGATACTGGCAGGAATTGTACGGTATGGATTTTACCGCTTTTCCTGCGCTTAAAACGGTAAAGCCGTTTTCGTACAAGGCGTTGGCTGACGGTATAACGGGGTATATCATAAAAAACGGAGAGATAGTATACACAAAGGCGGACGGTATATATATTTCGGGAGTGAAAACGGCGGTAAATCTCAGTGCAGGGGAAAAACAGCTTGTGTCACTTGGAGCATACATACTGATAATGCCGGACGAGGTGCTTGTAAATACCGCTGATACGCCTGTAAGCGTGCGGTATACGGCGAAGCCGGCGCTTTCAGGTACACTGTTCGAATATAATCAGAACCAGACACGGCCTACGGTTTCTATATACAAGCTGTTGTATCTTGATGTGCCTGAGGAAAGCGTAGCGCTGTCAAGCTACAGCGTTGGCGATATGGTCAGGATAGATTATGAATACGGCGGAAAGAAACAGTACCTGTCTGCATTGATAAGCTCGGTGGGAAAGGAAAGATACAGCATGAGCGGGTGCGTGTCGATCAACTTCGACACGAGTGCGTACAGTGATACCTATTATTTTTATACGGAAAAGCGGAAGATGGACAGATTCAGGGTGTCTAATATAAAGAATGCGGTCATAAGCTGTCCGATACCGAAGATGGATTTTATAACAGAGCATAACAACAGGCTGTGGGGTTGTTCGTCGGCAAATCGTGAAATATACTGTTCAAAGCTCGGAAGTGCTACGGAGTGGGGAAGCTATGACGGCATCTCAACTGACGCATGGGCGGCAACGGTAGGGTCTGACGGGGATTTCACCGGAGTATGCGTGTACGGGGGTGGTGTACTGTTCTTTAAGGAAAATGTCGTCCATATTGTCTACGGCACAAGAGCGTCAAACTTCACGCTAAGCACCGTAAAGCTGAGAGGCGTTCAGAAGGGCAGTGACGGTTCGCTGTGCATATCGGACGGACTGCTTTATTATAAGGCGCCTGAGGGGATATTCAGCTTTAACGGCTCTGCATCGGTGAGGATCGACGCAAAGCTGGGTGATGATATTACCGATACGGCGGTGATGACGGCAAACGGAAGATATGTCGTTATGTGTGCGGCTGACAAAACGGTGTATTATTATGACAAGCGTTACTCGGCGTGGTACACAAGGAGGCTTGCGGATGTAATCTCGGCGCACGAGATAAACGGCAGGCTGTATGCCGTTACCCGTGACAGCAATAAAAAGATGAGGCTTGTAATGCTTGTCGGAAACGACAGCGGTTATACGGACAGTGACAGGAGTGAATTTTCTGCGGTCAGCGGCGAACTTGGCAGGGGAAGCATATTCAGAATATACAAAAAGTTGAGAATGTCGCTGTATCACAAAAAGCAGGACGGCGAAATGCTTGAGCTGTCGGCATATATAAGCGCTGACGGCGGAGAATGGAAGAAGGTATATGAACTTTGGGGTGAAAAGGGTAATGGCGAAGAAATAGCTGTCGCTCCGGTAATACCGCTCAGAAGCAGAAAGATAAGAATAAAGATATGCGGTGAAGTAAGCGGTGACGCTTGTGTGGCGCTGTACGGCATATATCTTGACAGTGAAAAGGGAAGTGAGATAAGTGGATAATCTGAATATAAGCTTTGCTCCCGATAAATCTGCGGAAGACAAAGGGCGGATAAATGCGGTTGAGGATTATCTGTCACTACTTACCGAAAGGATAAAATTCTGTCTTAACGGCATAGATGAGAATATTGCGCAGAAGTCGGACGGCGAAGAGGAAAAACAGCTTATTTACAGTACGATTGCGGACGAAGTGGGGCAGTTCACTGATACCGACAGAAATTGCGAGGTGTTCAACGACTACGAAAACAATGTTGCATCAGCGTACTATTCTCACGCAGAAGGGTATATGACTACGGCTAACGCTCCGTACAGCCATGCGGAAGGGAGCAACACTGTAGCGTCAAATCTGTCCTGCCATGCAGAAGGCAGTGGAACGACCGCTTCGGGAAATTGTTCTCACGCTGAAAATACGGGTTGTATCGCAAGCGGCAGTAACTCACACGCAGAGGGGTATCATACTATAGCACGGGGAGAGCATTCGCACGCATCGGGAAGTCACACAATTGCGGGGTTGGAGGTCTTTGCACTCGGAAGGTATAACAAAAAGGCTGAAGATGTGGCACTTGTTGTCGGTAACGGCTGGGGAAATGAAAGCAATGAGTGGAGAAGCGATGCACTGACGCTTGATTATAGCGGTAATCTGAAACTTGCCGGAAATCTGACAGCGAATAGTCCCGGATGGGATTATTTAGGCGCTGAAATACACGGTGCAGCCAGATTCGGAAACAACTGGACGAGCGACAGCACGAATATTTTACTTGCGGTCGGCAACGGGGCTGACAGCAATAATCTGAGGGATGCCTTAACGCTTGACAGTGATGGTAATCTTCATATTTCGGGAAAGTTTACAGCTGACGGGGGTGTTAGCTATGTGCTTCCCTCTGCAACTGCCGACACGCTCGGTGGGGTGATGATTGGCGATAACATTAATGTATCGGACAGCGGTACAATATCGGTGAATCTGTCGGCGTACCTGAAAAACTCGGATATAGCGGACTGGGCAAAAGCTGAAAGCAAGCCTGCGTATACGGCGGAGGAAGTAGGAGCGGCAGAGAAGAATCATACACATAATATGTCGGATATTACGGATATGCCCGAATGGACGAAAACCGAGAATAAGCCTGTATATACGGCAAGCGAGGTCGGAGCGGCAACAGCGGCAGATATTACTGCGGCGGTGAACGCTGTCGAGATTGGCGGCAGAAATCTGCTGTATGACAGCACGGGAAACATCAAAAACGGCTGGAGCGGTAACACGGTCATAAATGTCGGGGGCGGAATATCCGGCAACAGTCTTTCGGTTTCAAGAACCGGATATTCCGGTAATGCAAGATATTTCGGCTTAAGCAAGCGGCACTTTCTGACGGATTTCAACGTCGGCACAAGCTACACTCTGTCGGCATGGATAAAGGTCAGAAGCGATGTCGGGCTTGATGCAAGCGGATATGTAATGGCAAGATTCCGCTCGGCAGACGATAAAAAGCTGTACGCCCTGTCGCTGACGGTGGGGGCTGATACTGTAAAAGACAGGTGGCTCTACTACGAAAAAACGTGGACGATAAACGACAGCGATATAGCGAAACTCGAATGCGTGGCACTTGCACTTGATAAAAACGGCATGATCGAGGCTTGCAACATCAAACTCGAAAAAGGCACTAAGGCTACGGACTGGTCGCCTGCTCCTGAGGAGGATACGGAGAGAATTGCGGCACTTGAAGCAAGAGTGGCGGCACTTGAGGCTATGGCGGTATCGGGAGGTGAGGTATAATGTTGGATTTTGGCAAATGGATAGTCGAGGTTGCCGTGAACGGAGTTAAGAGCGGCAGTTTTGACAGGGCTTGGGCGGCTATGCAGCTTGGCAATCATTACAGCCGTGACAGGATAACGGCGGAGGATATTGCGAGGTTTGATGAGGAGATGAATGAGTTTGAGGCAAAGATGAACGAGGCGGATAATACGGAAATTTACGAGGAGGTTATATGAGCGAAAAACAGAAAAACAAGGATAAGGACAGCGCTCCGGTATATAAGAGCAGATACGGCGACGCACTGAAAAACAATCTTGCAAAGGTTATGGCAAAGAAGAATTTCAGTTATGACGCAGATAAGGACAAGCTGTTCTCACAGTATAAGAACAGCTATGAAAAATCGGGCAGAACAGCTATGCGTGACACGATGGGGAATGCGGCATCGCTTACGGGCGGATACGGCAACAGCTATGCGGTTACGGCAGGTCAGCAGGCATATAACAGCTATATGTCAAAACTCAGCGATAAAATCCCCGAACTTGAACAGAGGGCGTATGAACGCTACAAGGACGATGAGGAAAGTGCATATAAGCGGCTCAATACGCTTATAGGGCTTGAGAAGTCGGACTACGGAAGATACCGTGACAGCATTGACGATTATAACACAAACAGGAATTTTGAATATAATAAAAGTAAGGATGCTCTGGCACAGCGTAATTTGCAGGCACAGTTTGAACGTGATAATTACGAGAACGACAGGGATTATAACCGCAGGGTATATGAAAACGACAGGAATTATGACCGTAGGGTAAACGAAAACGACAGGGACTATAACCGTAGGGTAAGCGAAAATGACAGGGATTATGCTCAGAAGGTGTATGACAGCGACCGCAATTATCAGATAAAACTGAACAGCTCGCTGAAAGACGCTGTCGAGAATGAGGAAACCGACAGTACGAAATTTTCGCCGGTTGACGCTTATGATTTTATCAGCAAGTACGGGGATAAAATCTATACGGACGAGGAGTATATCGAGGCACTTTATCAGCTTTACGGTGATAAGGAGGGCTTCTTTGACTGGGTGGAGCAGATGGAAATACCCGGTGACACAAGGGGTACAACGTATCTTGAACTGCTGTATGATATACATCCGGAGATCAGGCCGTCAACGTTTAAGAAAATGGGTATGCCCGATGACGAACTTATAAGAAGAACCGCAACAGGCGGCGGAGCTACGCCTCCTCATTCTCAGAGCTTCTGGTGGTTAAATCAGGGGATGACCAAAAAGTAAAAAAGTCAAAGCAAAGGAGGGGGAAATATGAGCAGGATACAGATAATTATTGACAGCATAGCAGGTGCTGTCGGGGCGGTGCTGGGATTTATGTACGGCGAGGTAAACGGCTTGTTCCGTGCGCTTATCGCTTTTATGATTCTGGACTATGTGAGCGGTGTGCTTGTGGCGATAGCGGAGAAGAAGCTGTCAAGTGCGGTAGGCTTCAAGGGGATAGCAAAAAAGCTGCTGATACTTGTGTTCCTGTCGGTAGGTCATATCGCAGACACCTATGTGCTTGGCGGTGTGCCTGTCGCTATGACGGCGGTAATGCTTTTCTATATCGCTAACGAGGGAATCAGCATTGTCGAAAACGCATCGGCACTGGGACTGCCGGTGCCACAGAAAATAAAGAATGTACTAAGGCAGATAAAAAGTAAAAGCGGGGAGGACGACAGTGAGAACAAAAGGAATTGACATCAGCAGGGCGCAGGAGCAGTTCGATTTTACGGCGGCTGTGTCGGCAGGCGTGAAGTTTGTAATTATCCGTGCCGGTATAGGCAGGGACGAGGACACTTATTTCAGTCGCAATATCGGGCAGTGCAGAAAACTCGGAATAGAGTTCGGCTGTTACTGGTATGTTACGGCGACAGACACAGCGGAGCTTGACAGGCAGATAAATGCGTGCGTCAAGACGATAGGTGATGAAAAACCGTCATATCCCGTGTTCTGCGACATGGAGGAACAGCGTCAGATCGACAACCTCACAAGCAAGGAAAGAACCGATATGGCGCTTGAGTTCTGCGACAGGCTGAATAAGGCAGGACTTCCCTCGGGAGTGTATGCAAATCCTGCGTGGCTTGAAAGCTACTATCAGAAGGAACGTATTGTAGGAAAGCGTGATATATGGCTTGCACACTGGACAGAAAGCCCGGATTATGCAAGCAGATACGATTACGGGCAGAAAATGTGGCAGTGGGGTATTGACAATATCGCAGGCAAGGACGTTGACGGGGATATTTGCTTTGTAGATTATCCTGCGATAACGGCTAAATGGTATAAGGAAAACTGCGGTGATAAGCCCGAAAAGCCCGTGAATCTGTTTAAAAAGGGCGACAGCGTGAGGGTGAAGCGTGGCGCAAGGTTTACGAACGGGGTTGAGCCGTATTCTTATGTGTATGATACGGTCTATACCGTTCAGCAGGTGTCGGCAAGCGGTAAGGAAACGCTTATAGGCATCGGCTCGGTGCCTACCGGCTGGCTTTATACAGAGAATCTGTACAAGGCGGAAAGTGACGAGATAACGCAGAAATTTGCTGTAGGCGATAAAGTCAAGGTGAATTACGGCGCAAAGACGTATAACGGTGGTTCGCTTGCACTGTTTGTGTACACAAATGTATACGAGGTTATGCAGGCAGGCTCGGGTGACAGAGAGGACTATATCGTTATCGGTCAGGGCGGGCAGGTCACTGCAGCGGTAAGAGCGGAGGACATTACGAAAATATAG